CAAGCCGCCAATGCGTTTCTGGCTGATGATGATGATGTCCGCCGCCAGCGTTTCCGTGGGCGCCTGCTTGGTGTTGACCAATGGAAAATACTTGTCGTTCAACAGCTTGCGCCCGACGATGGCCACCAGATTGGTGTCTTCCTGATACCAAGGGTCCAGCAGGTTGACGGCGTCCGCCACGGCCGCGTCCAGGTTGGCATAGTCCGCATCGGCCACGTCGCCGATGATGACCTTGCCCGGCATGCCGGCGGCGACCAGGCCCAGCACGCGCTCGGGCGCCTGTTCGCGCAGGTGCTGCAGCCAGCCCTTGTTCACGTCCTGCAGCAGCGGATTGGCTGCCAGGTCGGTGGTGGCCATGACTTTCACGCCATTGAAACCGATGACGATGCGGTCCAGCGCCTGGCGCGTCAGGATGGCATTGGCGACGCGCGATTGAAAGTCCTGGAACTTGGCCCAGGCATCCAGCTTGGCATAGCTCAAATGTGTGTCGAAGTTGGTTTGCTCGCAGCGGTATTTGGTGCTGTCCATGGTGGACAGGTCGCGCGTTTCGCGTTCTTTGTCCTTGGTGTTGGTGCGGCTGGCAATCGGGCCAGAGACGCCCAGGCCCAGCTTTTCGCCTTCCTGCTCGCCCACGCCGATGATGTTCACTTTCGTCAGGAACTCGCTTGATTCCTGCATTTTCGTTTCCAGCTTTTGCTGCACGCTGGGCGTGACGCTGAAGGTCTTGGCCACGTTGTCCGTGTCGTTCAATTGGCCCAGGCGGGTTTCATATTGGCCAAAGACCTGGCGCGTTTGCTTTTTCATAAATCAGTGCTCCGTTGTTGAATGGGGTGTGGTGGATGGCGCGGGCGCTTAAAACTCGGTCTGCACGGCGCCGTCGTTGCCGGTGGCGGCCGGGCGGCGCGGGCCGTTGCCGGGTGCTGCGTCCATCTGCGACTTGAAGGCGGCCAGCTCGTCCTGCGTGGCCTTCAATGCCGTTTCGGCTTTCTCCAGGCGCGCCAAGGTGCCCGTGTAGTTGTCGTTGGCGGTGACGACGTGGCCGGCCAGCGCCTGCACGGCTTCGCTGATGTCGGCGAACTGCGCGGCGTCGGTACCGGATTTATGAGAGAAGCGCGACAGCAGGTTTTTCACGGCGTCGGCCAGCTTGATGCCCTGCGGCTCGTCAAATTCCAGCGTCACCTCGACGGCGGAGGTGAACAGGTTGGCGCTTTGCTGCTTGCGGCCGGCGGAAAATTTCAGTGCCTCGGTGCCAAGGCTGGCCGGGCTGTCGGTGACGCCCAGGCCGACCAGGTAGGGCTGTGCCGAGTCGGCAAAGTCGGGCTGAATTTCCAGGCTGGTGTACAGCTTCTGTTTCGCCTTGTTGATGGCCACCAGTTCGGGCGTGGGTTCGATCTGCGCGAACAGGGCCAGTTTCTTGCCGCTGTCGGTGTCCACCTCTTCGGCTTTCACGGCGATCACGTCGCCGTAGGCTTTGAACTGGCTGTCGGGCAGGATGCCGCGAATGTGTTCCAGCCAGATGCGCGCGCCGTAGGTTTTCGGGTTGTAGGTGGCGGCGATCTGCTCGATGGTGGCGCGGTCGATGTTGCGGCCGTCCGTGGTGGCGCCTTCGGTGGCGACGCGGAAGAATTGGGATTTAGGCATGGTGGCGTGTCTCGGTTGATCGGATAACGCCATGGTCAACGTCTTGGCGCCGCGATTCAATGCGGTGCGGGTTGCTATGGGCCATAGCGACTTTTGCCTTTCACCGTTCCGCGCGCGCGCGGCCTACGCTGGCGGCATGCTAGCAATTGAACAAAAACCCGAAGAAATAATCGCCGAACTGGCCGTGCCCGAATCCGAGCCACGCCGTGCCGCGCGCGCCCTGTACTGGAAGGGCTGGCGCATTTCGTCCATCGCCCGCCACTTGGGGATCAAGCGCAGCACCATCAATAGCTGGAAGCTGCGCGACGAATGGGACAAGGCGCAGGCCATCGAGCACGTCGAGGCGTCGGCCGAGCTGCGCCTGGTGAAACTGATCGAAAAAGAGGTCAAGAGCGGCAGCGATTACAAGGAAATCGACTTGCTGGCGCGCACTATCGTGCAGATGGCGCGCGTGCGCCGCTATGAGCAGCCGGGCGGCAACGAGGTCGATCTCAATCCGAAGCTGGCGAACCGCAACGCCGGGCCGAAGAAGAAGCCGACGCGAAACGACTTCAGCGAAGAACAGAAAATCCAGCTACTCGATGCCTTCCAGGACTCGCTCTTCGACTATCAAAAGGTCTGGTATCGCAATGGCGACCAGCGCACGCGCGCCATCCTCAAGTCCCGCCAGATTGGCGCCACTTGGTACTTCGCGCGCGAAGCGCTGGCCGACGCCATGGCCACGGGCCGCAATCAAATCTTCCTGTCCGCGTCGAAGTCGCAGGCGCATGTCTTCAAGCAATACATCGTGCAATTCGCGCGCGAGGCGGCCGGCATCGAGCTGACGGGCGACCCCATCGTGTTGCCGAACGGCGCGCATCTGTATTTCCTGGGCACCAATGCGCGCACGGCGCAGGGCTACCACGGCAATTTCTACTTCGATGAGTTTTTCTGGACACAGAATTTCCAGGAACTCAACAAGGTGGCCTCGGGCATGGCCATCCACAAGAAATGGCGCAAGACCTACTTTTCCACGCCATCCTCGACCACGCACCAGGCTTACCCGTTCTGGACGGGCGAGCTGTTCAACAAGCGCCGCGCCAAGGCTGACCAGGTGAATATCGACGTGAGCCACGGCCGCCTGTCGTCGGGTTTTACGGGGGAGGACAAGATATGGCGCCAGATCGTCACCATCCTGGACGCCGAGCGCGGCGGCTGCAACCTGTTCGACATCGACGAGCTGCGTAACTTCGAATACAGCCCCGACCAGTTCGACAACCTGCTGATGTGCAATTTTATTGACGACTCGGCCTCGGTCTTCCCGCTGGCCGAGCTGCAGCGCTGCATGGTCGATTCCTGGGTGGAGTGGGACGACTACAAGCCCTTGCTGGGCCTGCGCCCGTTCGGCAACCGGCCCGTGTGGATCGGCTACGACCCGGCCTTGAACGGCGACAGCGCCGGCTGCGTCGTGCTGGCACCGCCCATGACGGCCGGGGGCAAGTTCCGCATCCTGGAGCGCCACCAGTGGCGCGGGCAGAGTTTCGAAGACCACGCCGACGCCATCCGCCAAATGACGCAGCGCTACAACGTCGAATACATCGGCATCGACACCACGGGCATGGGCATCGGCGTGCTGCCCATCGTGCGCGGCTTCTTCCCGGCCGTGACGGCCCTGAACTACTCGCCCGAAGTCAAAACCCGCATGGTGCTAAAAGCCAAAAACATCATCAGCAAGGGCCGGCTGGAGTTCGACGCCGGCTGGACGGACATCGCGCAATCGTTCATGGCCATCCACAAGACCCTCACCCCAAGCGGGCGGCACGTGACCTATGTCGCCGGCCGCAGCGACGAAACCGGCCACGCCGACCTGGCATGGGCTTGCATGCACGCCCTCGATCACGAGCCATTCGAAGGCACCACCGACAACCACCACTCTTTCATGGAGATTTATTCTTGAGCAAAGCACGACACTTGCGCGCGCGCGGCCGGCAGGCCCAGGGCGCACCATCAACAGCGGCCATGGCCACGGCGCCGGCCGCCGCCGGCATCGAGGCGTTTTCCTTCGGCGACCCGACGCCCGTGCTCGAGCACGCCGACATTCTCGACTGCTTCGAATGCTGGAAGAACGGCCACTGGTATGAGCCGCCCGTCAACCTGGCCGGCTTGGCCAAGTCCTTCAATGCCGGCGTGCACCACAGTAGCGCCATCCACTTCAAGGCCAACGTGCTGGCGTCCACCCTGATTCCCAGCAAGTACCTGTCGCGCGACGCTTTTAAACGCATGGCCCTGGACTTCCTGACGTTCGGCAATGCCTACCTGGAAGACCGGCCCAGCCGCAGCGGCAAGGCGCTGGCGTACCAGCATGCGCTGGCCAAGTACATGCGGCGCGGCGTCGATCTGGATACCTATTTTTTCGTGAACGGCTACCAGGCCGTGCACCAGTTCGACAAGGGCCGGGTGTTCCACCTGATGGAACCGGACGTCAACCAGGAGCTGTACGGCGTGCCGCAGTACCTGAGCGCTTTGCAATCGGCCTGGCTCAACGAGGCGGCCACCCTGTTCCGTCGCAAGTACTACAAGAACGGTTCGCACGCCGGTTTCGTCTTCTACATGACGGACGCCGCCGCCAATACCCAGGACGTGGACAATCTGCGCCAGGCCATGCGCGACAGCAAGGGGCCGGGCAACTTCCGCAACCTGTTCATGTACGCGCCGAACGGCAAGAAGGACGGCATCCAGATTCTGCCGGTGTCCGACGTGGCCGCCAAGGACGAGTTTTTCAACATCAAGAGCGTCACGCGCGATGACCAACTGGCCGCGCACCGCGTGCCGCCCCAGCTCATGGGCATCCTGCCGAACAATGCCGGCGGCTTCGGCGCCGTCGAGCCGGCCGCGCGCGTCTTCGCACGCAATGAACTGGTGCCGCTGCAGGCGCAGTTCATGGCGATCAACGAGTGGGCCGGCGTGGAAGTGGTGCGCTTCGCCCCGTATGACCTGGCCACGGGCGGGGAGGGCGTGCAATGAGCGATCACGTCGACAACACCGACAAGATCATCTTTGCGGAAGTGGCGCGCGGTCTGGCCGCCGTGCGGCGCCGGCCGGGCCTGGTGTCGCATGGCTGCTGCCACTACTGCGACGAGGCGCTAGCGCCCGCGCTGCTGTTCTGCAACGTAGACTGCCGCGACGATTACCAGAAGGAACAAGCGGCCAAGTTGCGTGCCGGCCGCCCAGGATGAGCGCCAGGCAGCGATAGCCGGCAGGGCAGGGCCGCGACAACCCAGCCGCGCCAGAGCGCCCCAGCCACCGCACAAGCCGCCCACGAGGCGGCTTTTTCACGTCCCGATGAATGATGTTGCTGATGATGCAAGAAAAAAAGCCCATTTCGGCCCGGCGCGCGCAGTTGTCCCCCCTCCACACCTGCCCGCTAGTTAGGGCTCTTTTGACTCAAATTTGCGCCATGGCCGAAGGCGCATGAGGACTGGCGCGGCGGGGCGAAGATGGGGCATGCGATTTGACGCATTTTGACGCACTTTGAAAGGTCTTTCGTGTAGGTGGTGCGGAGGTGTGGAGTCGACCATGTTGCATGCTTAACCGCGATACATCGCAGTCATGCGGCCCTTCCTGCCTGCGCGCTATACAGGGGGCATTCCATTGACTCAATTCACATCATAGCCGAAGGCGTAAAGGGAATGTACGGTTGAGACAACGTTATTCGTAAAATCAGTGGCAATAAAGTTGTCAAAATAAATTATCTTTATTTTAGCAAAAATGTTTCGTTTGTTTGTTTTATGATATTATTTTAATGATAATTTCAGGGGGTGCGTTTTAGGAATAGAGATCGAAAACTTGTCGTCTCGACCTTTGCCGCACTTATTTTAGTTGACCAAAATTTTAAGAGAGCAGTTATGTCTATCAAATTATTTGCTGTCGGCACGTTGCTGGCCTTAAGTGCATATGTTCCCAATGTGCATGCGTGGACACTGATAGCGGAAGGCCATATTTCCTCGGGTATTGATACCACGGGCGTCTTTGGCACTGCCGGACAAGACCTGAGTGGACTTGCGTATACTCAGTCTATTGAGATTAGTACAGCACGTTCTGCATGGGAGCGTTCTGTGGACGACACTTACAGTTTGGTGAGAGGTGGCAAGGGACCTGCCTTCGATGTGACCATAGTGATCATGGGCGAGACGTTTACCTTCACAAGCGAGGCGGCTGAGTCTGGCGGTCAAGAGATGTATATATATCCTGCTATTACAGCCAGTGGAATTTATTCGTCTGCCCGCGGAAAGCAAGCCAATGGCGGCACAATGCAGAGCATCTTTGCAGTGTATAGCGATACAGGAGGGTTCATTTCCAATTTAAGCTACAGTCAGGCAATTTCTCAAAATACCACTGCTCCATCGTTTGTTTATAGAGAAAGTAGATTTCAGACGAACGCCGAATCTCTACCTGGGCTTCCGTCGGTAGATTTTCGCGGGAAAATTGACAATTTTACAATTATTCCAAGTGCCATTCCAGAACCGACTACGTATGGCATGATGTTCGCAGGGTTGGGTTTATTGGCGGTGATCTCACGCTGCAAGGTTCGGTTATCTGGCTTTGTTGGCCGCCGGCGTAGAAACGAAAGTCCTCTGGTATTCTCTTGATTTCATAGCCTGTCAGGGCGTTTGCTTTCATTTATCCTTCGGAAACGAAAAGAAAAGAGATAGTTGTGGAGTTTTTTATCGGTAGGTAGCGTGGTAGGTATGCTTTTTGTATGTTGGCTTGGGAGTGGCATGAAACCAAGATATTTGCATTACACCGCTTCCGCCAAGAAATAAACAAACCGCCTTCGGGCGGTTTTTTATTGCCTGGCGGAAGCGAGCAGGCGCCTTCGCGCCCTGCGTGTGAGATTCGAAGGGCCGCCCCTACGGCCCAGCCCGCCCCGAATCCGCCAACCGCTGCCGTTGCGCGGCAGCCCAGCGCGCCGTGGGCGCGCGTTCGTGGTTCTAATCAGGTTTTCGACCCAGCTCGTTCTCGCAGCACCCGACGCATCAGTTCGTGTGTGGAAGGCAGCCCCGACCATCCTACTGTTAGTCCGGGACCGAATGGCAAACCTGACTCTAGTGTCCGTGCAATCATGACCCCGATCTGATCATTTATGAGTGACCGGACTCTTATTGATCGGCACAAACACTTCCCATTTATCTTGTATCGCGGGCTTGACGGTCTTGGCGCAACTCACAGCAACATTCGGCCCAGACAGACCATGGCGCTTCGGCACCCATTGCACACGCAACGCTACCGCGCATTTCGTCACCAGAATCTTCCGGTTCGGCTCCAGGACTTGCCAAATGGTTCCATTTTTTGCATTTTCAGCTGCCACGAACTGTACTGCGGCATCCCTGATCTCAAACAAGCCATGGATGTCACCGCGTGTCCGGTCTTCGTCAAGAGTGCCAGCGAGTGCCGCAGAGGTACCAGGAACAAGAAAAAGGGCTGTAACAAAGGAGGTGTACATGCGTTTATTTAATCGTAACGGTACCCACAT